CAACCACAACTAGAACCAAAACCAATGAGTGCTGATGCAATATCTTTAAGAAATGTAAGACCTGCAAGAACTGCACCAGATGTTCCTTACATGTTACCAACAGATGCTTTTGAAACTTATCAATCAGGATCAGCAGTTATTAATGTAACAGCACCAGGACATGGATTGACAAACAGTGACACTTACAGATTTCGAGGACCAACAACTACATCACCTGGAACGGGAAGTGCGTATAATCCTAATGGAGGGGCAAGAGGAACAGCAGTAGTTGGATATGCAAACCCGCCAAGCTTCGATGGAATATCAGGATCTAATATTGCGAAAGCTGCTGGATACACAATAACAACAGGTATATTCAAAAGTGGTGCAAGAATTGCAACAGATTATGCAAAAGCAAATTTTTTTTATTTTACAGTTGATACAGATACTGCTACAAATGGAACTATTAAAGGAGGAGGCGTTGGCTGTTCAGTAGGACCAGTTACGCTATCAACATAATGGCAGGATTAAGTTATTCAGGATTAGTTACACAGATTAGAAATTACACAGAAGTAGATTCTACTGTTTTAGATACAGATACATTAGAAAATATTATTTTAAATGCACAATATAGAATATTTAGAGACGTACCAATTGATGCGGACAGAAAACAACAATCAGGTAATTTAGTTCCAGGACAAGAAACTATTAACGCTCCAGCAGGAGCAGTTTTTATTAGAGGTATACAGGTTTATGATTCAAGTTCAGTGCTTACAGGGGCTAACACTTGGTTAGAGAAAAAAGACGTAACATACCTACAAGAGTATCAACCAATTACAGGCACATCAGCGGCTCAAGGTAAACCAAAATACTATGCCATGTTTGGTGGTGCTACAGGTGAATCAGACACTACATCAGGGCGTATATTTTTAGCTCCTACACCTAATACAAATTACAAATTTAGAGTTCATTATAATATGGCACCAGCTACTTTAGAATCCAGTAATGTAACCAACTATATTAGCTTAAACTTCCCTAATGGCTTATTATATTGCTGTTTAGCGGAGACGTATGGCTTCTTAAAAGGTCCTGCAGATATGTTGACTTTATACGAGCAAAAGTATAAACAAGAGGTACAGAAGTTTGCTAATGAGCAAGTTGGTAGACGTAGAAGAGACGACTACACAGATGGTGCAGTTAGAATACCAATTAACTCAGCAAACCCATAGGAGATAAAAAATGGCAAATACAAGCGCAATATGTTCAAGTTTCAAACAAGAACTTTTACAAGGAAAACATAATTTTAGTTCTTCTGGTGGAGACACTTTTAAAATTGCATTATTTGACAGTGATGCAACATTAGGTGCTGCAACCACAGACTATTCAACTTCTGAGGAAATAACAAATACATCTGGAACTGCATACACAGCTGGTGGAGCTACTCTAACAAGATCTGGAGTTTCTTTATCTTCAACAACTGCTTTTACAGATTTTTCTGACGTAACTTACAGTTCTGCAACTTTCACAGCAAACGCAGCTTTAATCTACAACACAACAACTGGCACAGGCTCAAGTACAACTGACGCTGTTTGTGCTATTGCTTTCGGTGGAGATAAAACTGCAACTAACGGAACTTTTACAATTCAATTCCCTACAGCAGACGCTACCAACGCAATCATTAGATTAGCGTAAGGAGGGCTCGGTGTCCGACGTTTCTTCAGGTTGGGGTCGATTCACCTGGGGTCAAGCTCAGTGGAACGAAGATGCATTACTTGCTACAGGTTGGGGTGCAAAAGCGTGGAACGATGGTGAGTGGGGAAATCTTGCTGACGAAACAGTTTCATTAACAGGTGTATCATCTACATTTTCAATTGGTTCAGTTGATTTAGTAACTACCAACATTATTATTCCTACAGGAGTTTCTTTTACAGGATCTGTTGGTTCTATATCTCCAGTAATTCCAAAAACAGTTGAACTTGCGGGAGTATCTTTTCAATCAACTGTTGATTCATTAACTACAACCGCAGATGCAAATGTATCTTTAACAGGTCAATCTATAACTGGTGCTAACGGTGTTATTACACCTGCGGATCAAGTTATGGGTTTAACTGGTCAGTCAGCCACTTTCTCTTTAGGGACAGCGGTTGCACCAAACGAAGATGTAACTTTAACAGGTCAGGCAATAACTTCATCTCAAGGTACTGCAATAGGATTTGGTGGTAGTATTGTATTTCCAACAGGATTTTCTATTACATCAGCACAAGGAACAGCTGTTGCTCCAAACAATTCACAAACATTATCAGGTCAAGAAGCTTCATTTAGTGTTGGATCTCTTGTAGGACTAGGTTCTGCAGTTGCTGACATGACAGGTGTTTCTATGACAGGATCAGTAGGTTCATTAACCATAGCAGATCAAGTTATGGGTTTAACTGGAGTTTCTTTTACAGGTTCTGTAGGATCAATAACTCCAGCAGATCAGGTTATGGGATTAACTGGACAAGAGGCTACTGTTAGTGTAGGAGCAGTAAATGTTAAAGCTTATGCAGATATTGACACGGGCAGTAACACGTCATATAGTAATGTTTCAACGGGTTCGAATACATCTTATTCGGATGTTGCAACTGGCTCAAATACAAGCTATAACGACGTAACAGGAGAAGCAGCTTAATGGCATCGACATATACACCTCTCGGTATTGAACTTCAGGCAACTGGTGAAAATGCGGGTACGTGGGGTACAAAAACAAATACTAATTTACAAATTGTAGAGCAGATAACTGGTGGCTATATAGCAAAGTCTATTGCTGGCGGTGCACAAACGACAGCTCTTGCAGTTAGTGATGGATCAACTGGAGCAGAATTAGCTCACAGAGTCATAGAATTTACAGGTTCAATTACAGGAAATCAAATTGTTACAATTCCATTAGATGTAGAAAATTTCTTTATTTTAAAAAATTCAACATCAGGTGCATACACAGTACAATTTAAATATGTGTCTGGATCAGGTGCAACTGTAACTTTTTCAACTACACAAAAAAGTACAAAAATAATTTATTGTGAAGGTTCAACTAATACTGCAACTAACCCAAACATTTATGAAATATCAACTGCAAGTGACGTGGTTGATGATACATCACCTCAATTAGGTGGTAATTTAGACACTAACTCTTTCATGATTGACTTTGATGATGACCATGGAATTAGAGATGAAA